CTCTTGATTTTAATTTTGTCATAGCCAAAGGTCCTGCTCCTAAACAATATAAAGATGTGAATAAACCACAACACAGTGCGTTCAAGCCTATACTTTATGTTTATCACATAGAAGATCCTAACTTGCCTAGTATAAAACTTCATGCTAAATCAGATGAAGAAGCATGGCAGTGGGTGGTTAACAATATGAATAAGATCCAAGGATATAAGGATCAAGAAATAGATACTAAAAAATTGAGAGCCACCACTATCAAGCCTGGTCTGCGTCAAATGTTAGACTTGACCAAACTAACTGAAGCTCATCCTAATCAACAGATTTCCAAATATAGGTATGATGGTCCTACTTATAGAGGAAAAAGAATGCCAACTCTAGAACCTGATCCAGTTGATAATGCTAGAAGATACACGAATCGTGATTCAGGATCTTATGAATTGAATACTGATCAAATTGATATAAAAAAATTACTACAGAATTTAGACAATTTTTCCGATAGAGAAAAACTTCTAATAAAACTTAGATATTTTAATGATCTAACTCTTGATGAAATAGCTGCTGAGTTTGGTGTCAGTATAGACAGAGTACGTGCAATTGAAAACCAAATTTTCCGTAAACTTGCCTATAAATTACGAACCCAAGAACCTAAATTAACTGAAAACTTTGCCGATGGTCCGAACCCACAGGCCACTAATCAAGAGTCAGGTCCAGAATGGGAAAGCAAACTTATGGATGTTTGGTCTCCTAAGGCCTCAAGATATATGGCTCGAGTTGTAAAACAAGCCTTCAACAGTCTTTACCCTGATGTAAAATTAAAGGTTTGGGCGGAGGATGAAGGAGTATCAGCAACCACTGATCTAGCCAGTGTTAATGTCAAAGCCGATGTGTTTGGACAATATGGTAAAAAAGATTGGGAATGTAATTTCTTCTGCGGGCCTTTATTTAATCATGCTGATGGTCGTAAATATCTTGAACTAATGGTTGAAGATGCCGCTAGCGGAAGTTATCCTGGTGTATGGAGGATAATACTTAGTGAATGGAAAAAATGGGCTAGTGGCCAATTAAAAAAAACTGGTGCTGATGATGTTTGTTTCAGTGTAGATGAAGACATGAGCGGCGGTGCGTGGGAGAAAGTTGCTGGTGCTGTTGGTATTAAATTTATAGCACGTGACCTAGATGAAGGTTATAGAAGACAAGTAGAAAACTTTGCTGATGGTCGGAACCCACAGGACAAAGGTGATAGTAAAAGACATGGAGTACCAACCAAAGCGTCAGTAGGCACACTGCGTAAGGTGGCTAAACAAGGTGGGCGTAAAGGACAGTTGGCACATTGGATGGCCAATATGAAATCAGGCAAGGCTAGAAAAAAGTAATCTTTTTGTAACGTAACCTACAGTAAATACTGTATGGAAAAAACCTATGCTTCCATTTTTATCAGTGATATACATCTTGGTAGCAAAGGATGTAAAGCTGAAATTTTAAATAACTTTCTTAAACATAATACCTGTAATAGGTTATATCTCATAGGCGATATAATAGATGGGTGGAAAATACAGCAGAACAAGTGGCATTGGAATCAAAACCATACTAATGTAGTACGTCGTATATTAGGACATGCTAAACGCAATACCAAGGTTGTCTATATATCAGGCAATCATGATGAATTTCTAAGACCTATGATACCCTATAATATAACCTTTGGTCGTATTGAGATAGCCAATCAATGCGAACATTGGGGGATAGATGGTAAGAGATATTTAGTCATACATGGAGATCTATTTGATGGTATAACAAGACTGGCACCTTGGATCAGTTTTCTTGGGGACAAGGCCTATGATCTACTACTCATATTCAATACTGCCTTTAACCGTTGGAGGCATAGATTTGGATTTGGTTATTGGAGTCTTAGTCAATTTCTTAAACAGCGTGTCAAGCGGGCTATAGATTTTATATTCCATTTTGAACATAATCTTGTTAACTATGGCCGTAAGCGTGGCTATGATGGAGTCATCTGCGGACACATCCACAAACCAGAAATCAAAATCATAGATGGATTTGCCTATATGAATGATGGCGACTGGGTTGAATCATGCAGTGCTCTTGTTGAGCATCATGACGGTCGTTGGGAAATCATATATTGGAATCGGAGCAAAGATGATGTGGATCTTATTCCTCATAGTGGTTAATATCTACGACTCCACAGACATACCGGGTCGCATACAATTACAGTATAGGGATCAGGCCACCTGCGAACAGGCTCTACAAAATATGACATATTGGGTGAAGTTTCCCTGGTTTCGAGTAGAAGGACAGTGCGTTTTAATAAAAGATAAACAAAAATAATGTATAATAAAAATATTTTATACAGGAGCAGATATGAATTTTTTTAATTTCCTACAAATTTTCAATCCTTTTAATTTATGGAATCAATTGTTCCCCCCACCCTCATCTCCAGAACCCGTTGTGGACCCAGAACCAGAAGATCCACAGGATTTTGATTTAGATGATGAGGACGCAGAATGAAATCTGTATGGATTTTCCATAATAATAGTGCTGCTGCGGAAAAAGATGCGGAAACACAGACACTGGTAAAAAGGTTTGATCGTCATAAAATCCAGTGCTCGGTGTTTCAACCTAAAAACTTTGACATAATAACCAGTCGTAAAAGTCATAAAAGTATTAGATATCAAGGTAATCGTATTAATCTTCCTGATGCTGTGTTAGTAAGAACAGGTGCCGGTACTAATTATTTTACTTTGGCTCTGCTGAGACAATTAGAAAACTTTGATATTCCAATTGTCAATAACAGTCAAAGTATTCTCAATAGTAGAGATAAAATGATCAGCAGTCAAATACTGGCCCGTGCCAAGTTGCCCACACCAAGAACCATGCTGGTCAGTCACCCAATTAACATCGATATTGTAGAAACAGAAATTGGTTTTCCCTGTGTGGTAAAATTGGTAACGGGCAGTCAGGGCAAGGGAGTATATCTCTGTAAAGACAAGGACATGTTTGTAAACTTTATGGATCTTACAGACAATCTTAAGAGTAAAAAAACTTTGATCATACAGGAATTTGTTAACAGCGGAGAATTGTTTGATCTCAGAGTTTGGGTTATTGGTGGTAAGACTGTGACAGCAATGAAACGTATACCACCTGCAGGTGATTTCAAAGCTAATATAAGCCGTGGAGGTCTAGGGGAAAGATTTAAACTAACAGAAGAGATCTCTGAATTGGCCAGTAAGACTGCTCGTGCATTTGATCTTGAAATAACTGGCGTGGATCTATTGTTTGATGGCGAAAAATATTTGGTCTGTGAGGCCAATAGTAGTCCAGGTTTTGAGGGCATAGATAGGTTTTGTGGCACTGACATGGGCGAGGAAATTGTTAACTATATAAGGAAACGACTATGAATTTTGATCTGGTTAGTGATTTACACATCGATCATTGGGGTCGCAGCTATGAAACAGATTGGCTCTATGAACAAAATAGCGATATATTGGTAGTAGCAGGAGATACTAGTGATAGTGTAGATATTACTTGTGAATATTTACACAAGCTTACTAATTATTATAACCATGTTCTAGTTATTGATGGTAATCATGAACATCAAAATAATATGGAAAATTTGGAAGCATCAATTCAATATTGGAAATCCTGTATATCTCAAACAAAAGCAACTTATCTGGGAGATAAGCAACTCCTAATAAATAATGTGAAATTTATAGGCATATGTGGATGGTGGAGTTTTGATTTTGGACAGCCAAATATTGCTGCTCATCAAACTGTATCCACTTGTAAAAATCATTATGACATGACAGATACAATAATAAAAAATCAAATGAATCAAAGTCTATTAGATGCTAACCTATTAGCCAATATGATGGTGGAGGCCACGTTGGATCCTAATGTCAAAGATATCATAGTTGTAAGTCATAGTTTGCCTCATTCGAGTTGTATAAGTTGGAATAGATATCCTCCAGATTATAATGTAGTAGGTTGTTATGGAAATTCACGATTCCAATGGACCTTAGACGCGGACATTAATGAAAAATGTCGTTATTGGGTCTTTGGACATAACCATGATACAAAGAATATACCTTATAAATATCTAAGATTTGTCAGTAATCCTCGTGGTCGTAGAGAAGATTGGAACCGAGTGGATTACACAGCACTCTCCATAGATATTAATGAATTCAATAAGTGATAGTGATGTCTTAGATAGTATTGATCCTAAGGATCTTTGGTTAATCGATAAGTTCATATTAGCCAAGAGGTTGGGATATGTATGCGGTCCTGCTGGCTGTCTCCCTCCAAAAGCAGCAAGATATGTAGTGCGTCCCTGTATCAATATTAGAATGATGTCTTATGGAGCAGAATTTATATGGTTAAATACTGTAGATGATATTATACCAGATGGCTACTTCTGGTGTGAAATATTTGAAGGTAGGCATAGAAGTTTTGATTATAATTGGGGTCAGCAAACTTTGGCTGTGGAAGGTTTTAGAGAGGATCCAAATAGATTAAATAGGTTCAGTAGGTGGACCAAGATTGATGATCAATATCAACTACCTGAATTAATACAAGAAGTGGCCTATAGGTATGAATGGATCAATGTAGAAACAATAGGGGACAAGATCGTAGAAGTACATTTTAGATATAATGATGATTTTGCCAATCATAGTGCTACTACAATTATACCCATATGGAAAGAACAATATTATCCAAGTTCTTGTGGAGATAGGATAGGATTTATACTACTAAATGATGAAAAAAATACTAATAATAACAGATAATTTGCCAGATCAAATCAATGGAGTAGTTACCACCTATACCAATATTGAAAGTTTGGCCTTAAATGATGGCTATTCTATTGATTATATTGACCCCAGTTTATTTCGCTTTGTAGATTGTCCTATCTATAATGAGGTCAAGCTGGCTTATCCTAGAAAGATGGGTAAGAAAATCAAGCAACTTGACCCAGATCATATACACATAGCCACAGAAGGACCTGTTGGTCTATGGGCTAGAGCATATCTATCTAAACGTGGTATTAGATATAACACTGCCTATCATACAAGGTTTCCTGAAGGATTAAAAACTTTGATGGGTCTGCCTGAAAATATGACATGGCGGTATATAAAGTGGTTTCATAAGCATACTGGGCATGTATTAACTACTACACGCACACTTGCAAATGAACTTAAACAGCATGGCCTAGTGGCCGATATCATACCATGGACCAGAGGAGTAGACCGTAGTACATTCCGTCCTGAATTACGCAATAGAACAGATAGCACTTTCAATCTAGTATGTGTGAGTAGAGTAAGTAAGGAAAAGAACCTAGAGGATTTCTTCCGAATACAATATCCTAATAGTCGTAAGATCATGGTAGGTGATGGACCCATGCGAGCACGTTATGAGGCAGAATATAAGGATGTAGAGTTTGTAGGATTCAAGACTGGAGTTGCCCTAGCAGAATATTTCGCCAATGCTGATGTGTTTGTATTTCCGTCACGTTGGGAAACATTTGGCCTAGTTATGATAGAAGCCATGGCCTGTGCTACTCCTGTGGCAGCATATCCTGTGAGTGGTCCATTAGATGTAATAGATGAGGGTGTCACAGGATATATGGATAAAGACTTGAACGAGGCTATTACCCGTGCTTTAACCTTGGATAGACATAGTGTATATAAAGGTAGCCTACGTTGGACTTGGGAAGAAGCCTGGAACATATTTAAAGAAAACCTAGTCGAGGCCAAATAAAAAGGGGCACAAGGGCCCCGTATTATTATTGTGTCCGCTATGCGGTGTTATCTTTTATTTGTACCTTGATTTACAAAGTCATACATTTTTTGTGCAGTCTGTAGAATCTGCTCCAAACCTGGAACCTGCGGCATCCCTACCGTAGTGACAAACTGACCAGTCTTCTCATCGCGAGCAGTGCTCATTTCCCATCCTTGAAACTTGGCACTGTATTCAAATTCGGCCATTTGTTTGGCCATACCTAGTATTTCTGTACGGATTTCATAACCGTTTTTATTAAACTTGACTTCAGGCATTGTTACTTTTTGTGTTAAACCGTTAAAATCAGACATTATATTCTCCTCTGTGTGTATGTCTATTTAGGATTTTTTAGCGTAGGCTTCTCTGTTAGCCTCTGCCCAGGCATCCCAGCCTGCTTTGAAAAAGTCTATCCCAAAAGGATTAAACATTTTTTCAATCTTTGTGTTCAGCATTTCGTGGCCTACAACGGTAGCAATACCTCCGGCTACGGTCAATGCTGTTTTTAAAAATTTTGATTGTGCGTCAATATAGATATGACAGTTATTTTTTATATCGTCATTACGAACACATTTTTCAACCCACTGCTTTTTGGCATTCTGTACAGTGTCAATGAATAATTCTGGTTGATTGAACATAGATCTTCTCCCTGTGTATGTATATTATATATGTTTATTTAATAATGTCAATAGTTTTTTTATAATTAGGGCGAGTAAAATCCCATTCCTCGCCCAAAACAGGATCGTCTTTTATTAATCTTTTGTCCAAATAAACTATTAATGTTGCTAGAGTCATAATTAAAAAGCATAAGATCATATTATTTCCCCATTAGTTTAGCAGCATTTTGCCAACGACCTCTACGAGTGAGATGACTGGCCAATAAGGCTTGGCATAATACTTCACGCATCATTGTAATGAATTTCATTGCCACGCTCCTTTAATATGGTTACTCAAATATCTACGGGCACGTGCCTGACCACTCTTTTCGAGGGCAAGAAAAATAGCCATTATAATATATTTAATCATTTTAAATGTTCCTTGTGAGAATTATAATTAAACTCTTTGATATAGTTTTCAAGAGTAGCAGCATCGGTAATGCTTTTGGTTTTAAGATATTTTTCCAAACGATCTTGGTAAGAGTCATTTGGAAACATTTCTGCTAGTCGCTCAAGGATATTGAGCATCATAGTTGATAGTGTCATATATAGGTCCTCTCAGTATATGTGTGTAACTATTTATGCGGCAGAGCAGCATATATGATATTATATACTAATTATTTGATATGTCAAGCTCACTATAAATAACTGGTGAGAGGAAAGAATGAAAAAAAGCACTAGGAGCATATTAGAAGAACTTAATGAGATCAGTCTTGTTAGAAATAAGGATCATCTCATAGAGAGCAAAGGTATCAATCTAATAGCCAGTACTATTAACCTTCTCAAACTAATCAAAGAAAACTACGATTTAGAGACTGCTACTGAATTAGAGCGTAGGTTTATTAACGCTATACGAAGCGGAGATAGCGATAAGTTCAAACGTGGCATGGGTAAAATTCATGAAAGTCGTAAGGTAAAACATTAGGTAATAAAAATTTACCCAAACTGGGTAGAATTCTCCAAAACCGATAAATAATTATACAAGTCCCGTGGAGTTGACGGGCAAAGGCAACGAGGAGAATAACATGCCACAAATGAAAATTTTAGTTAACGGCGTACTAGAGAACGGCCGTGTAAATGGTGTTGGTCACGTAAAAGATGTATTATATGATCACTTACAAATCCGTGCTTGGAGAATTGAAAAGACAGGTGCTTTTAGTGATGGTATCGGCGGCACAGCAGAACATCTAGCACAAGAGTTTGGTACCACAGGTGCCCTTATTGAATTTGATGCAGACACACTGATCATCGTTGGTGACAGTCATGCACTAGACAGCAACATCATTGCTCGTCGTGCTGATCGTGCTCTAGGAGGCACAGGTGAGTTAGTAAACTACGTAAATGATGGTTATAGCAGTGGTAGTGGTAGTGCAGTGGCAGGAACCACAGCAGCACCAGCTACAACAGCTCTTGTAGAAGTTGGTAGCATCACAAGTCTATTTGGTTTAAGTTCAACCTAACATAATTTCTCAATCGGGATGGGAAAACTAGGGCTCTTCGGAGCCCTTTTTATTGGGTATAGTTTTAAAAAACTTTTACACATATATAACTTCTGTCCTATGGCAAATAAATATTTTTGAAGAAACGGAGCCTGGATATGCCTACAACAGAGGAAAGATTAGGTGTAGTTGAAACAAAGGTAGCACACCTAAATGAAAAAGTAGATGATATCAAAGAAGATGTCAAAGAAACCAAACAGAGTATTGCCAGCAATCATCTAGCTATGATGAAGAAGTTAGATGATATGGAACTAAAGTACGAGCAAAATCGTGACATCTTCTATGACAAATTAGATCGTCGTAAAGAAGAACAGGATAAGGCTCAGAGCGAACTTAAGAAAAAGATTAACGATCTACAAGACTTTAAAATGAAGTGGGTCTATATAATATCCGGTGTAGCCATTGCCATAGGTTGGGTAGCAGCACACGGTGATGCCGTTCTTAAGATGTTAAAATAATCTACGCAGTAAATAGTGGATGCAATATAGAATCCACACCACTGTAGACATAACAAATACTAGACAGTATAGAAAAGAAGAGGGCAAAGAACAGGCTCGTCTTCAACAACAAAACTTTGATACTCTAATTAATACTATTGGTATGAGATCAAATATTGAATATGATTATCCTCCCAAGGTCATTGTAGACTATCCAGAGCAATATGGAATGGTTGGTAAAAAATTATGTAATATATGGATATTTGACTGGAGTGTGCAACTGGATTATTCGTTTACTGAAAACGGTGATGACGTTGCTTTTCTCAAACAGGACTTTAAACTTGTTCCCTATATACCAGATCTAACAGAAACTATAGATTGTAAGCCTGCTATGTGGGTTCCAGGGGTCAATATAAGTTTTGAAATGCTTAAATAAATAATGCATAGGCTGATAGAGCCTGGAGATAATAATGAAAATATATGAAGTTACAGGACAACAGCCACAAGGTCAAATGACCAAGATGAAGGTAGTACAGGCTACACCAAATAAAGTTACTTTACAAAATCCTCAAACACAGGCTCAAACAACATTTGATCCTACTAAAAACCCAAATGCGATACAACAAGGTCCAGAAGGTATCACAGTGAATCCTAATGCTGATCCTAATCAACAGCCAATGATTCCACAATTAAAACAAGGCAGTGAAGTAAATGTAGCAGGAGATATAGATGCTCCCAGCCAACCAGGTAGTCCTCTAACACCCAATCCTCCAGCTCAAGGTCAACAGCAAAATCAAGCAGCAGCAGAGGAGATGGAGGAAGAACCAGAGATGGTAGAAGCTGGTTATGTTCCAACAGGCTATGATGATGACTATAGGGAAAAAGCTATGATGCGTAAGGCCATGCAGAATGTTACAGATAAAGAACACTATTTTGAAGGTAAGGACATAGTTAATCTAGCCAAACGTATCAGCAATGTAGAAGTTAAATCATCAGCTAAACAAAAACAAGACGTCATAGACCTTAAGAAACTAGCAGGCTTATGAAAATAAACGAACTTGTACGTAGTTTTGAAATCTTCACGACAAACGAGGAACGTGCCTTATTACAGAGACTGACCAAGCCGACTCTGCTAAGTACATTGCCAGAACGTGAACAACACGTAGCAGAAAATTTAATTAGAAAAAGTTTATTGATTAAGATAGGCAGTGTTAATCCAAAGGTAGTGGCCAATGACTATAGACAAAGCAGTAACCAAGTTCAATAAATTACTCAATGACGTAAACAAAATAATGCCTGCTGTGATATTAGATGACGGCAGTGTAGCTTATAATAACTACATTATTAGAAAGAATAAGATTGGTCAATGGGATCTTATTCAAGTGGGTAAACGTCTTAGGAATAATATAGCCACTTTTTACCTAAAGTCCAGCGCACTAATGGCAGCAAAGCAGCATAGCTATAATCAAATAATGGCCATGCATCGTATAAGAGACTTGGATCAACGCTATTGGAGCAGCTATGTAGATAGCACACATTTTAAAGAACGATATAAGCAGACTAAAGACGAAGTCAAACGTGACATATTCTTATGGCGTTACGAACAAAGTCGTGATCGTGCAGATTACTACAAGCAAGAAATAACTCAGGCGTTTAATTACGCATTCAGATAAATATTTTAAATATTAGGAACTCGGTATGAACATCAATGATCTTCAAAAACCCATTACCAGCAAGAAATTAAATGAAAATTTAGGCCGTCAATTTGGCTACAAAATAGCATTAGAAAAGTTCACAATGGAACAGTTATATGATGCTAGAAATAAACTACGCACAGAGCAAAGTCAATTTGAAAGTGTTAATAGTTATGACAGTGTATTGGAAGATCACAAATATCAAAAGAACCAGCGTATGCTTGATGTGATTAATCAAGAAATTGCTGAGCGTGAAGAGAAAGGCGAAAAGGCCGAAGATAAAAAAGACAAAAAAGAGCGCAAGGCAAAAAGTTTAAAAGAATACCATCAGGCACAGCGCAGACTACGCACATTTAGACTACCAGAGCAATGGAAAGTAAATGCACGCCAGCGTTTAATGTTGGAGCGTGATGCTGATGAGGAAGTAGTCAGCGAACTAATTATTCGTTATGACCTAGATGAAACAACAGCCAAAGGTGTTGTTCGTGATCTACGCTTAACAGAAGGCGAAGAAGAAAAGGCAGAATTGATCATGGCCGCTAAGGACATGACAGACCGTATCACAGGCTGGCTAGAGGACGTAGCAAGCATGAAGTCCGAAGCCATGTTAGATTTATTAGACTCTATAAGAGATGAAATGGGCAGCGACGTCAGTACTAGTTTTGAACAAACAGTTCGACCAGCACTGGATGAAATTTATTTGGCACTAGAAAAGAATCGTCAATTATTAGCAAGAGCTACCGGTGTACTTACAGGTACAGAATCACCAGGCGGAGCAGGCTTAGGTATGGCAGGTCCTGCTGGTATGGGACCACCAGAAGTAGGAGCTCCAGAAGCCGCAGCTGGTATGGAGGATGAACTAGCAGGTGGTGAAGAAGGTGCAGCTGGACGCAGTATGAGAGAAACATCTGAATACAGCCGTAGACTTGCAGGCATACTTACAAAAAAAAAGTAATTGAAAACCAAGATAAACTATTTGATCTATTAGTAGCCAAACGTAATGCTGCTGATAGTGCAGGCAATCCAGAAGTAATCAATTGGAACGCATTAGGCAATTTAACACAAAATGTGCTAGGGCAACGTATAGACAGCCCTAGCAAATTTGGTCCACGTTTTGAAGCCAACCCTAGCTTTGCTGAAATATGTAGTTTTGACCCGCAAGGTGTAAAGTTAAAGACCAGCGCAGCAGAAATGCCATCCCAGTCAGGTGGTGACCCTAACAAAGGTAACCTTACAAAAAATATGGCAAAGAGCGCACTCAACCGAAGACGTTGACAAAATAATAAAAAATAGTATAATTGCTCTATGACATTACTAAATCCTATATACGAATACAAGAATCTAACCAGAGAAGAATCAGCAGGTAAAAGATTATATGCTTGCCCAGATGGTAGTAGAGTACCCAGTGTTACAACTATTCTAGATAAGACCAAACCAGAAGAAGCCAAACAGGCCTTAAAGGAATGGCGCAATCGTGTTGGTCACGCACAAGCACAGGCCATAACTACAGAAGCTGCTGCCCGAGGTACTAGGATGCATACCTTCCTAGAACGCTATATCAAAGGCGAAGGTATCAAAGATAGTGTAAGCAATCCCTATGCCCAACAAAGTTTGTTAATGGCCAAAAAGGTTATTGACGAGGGCTTTGCTGATATCAATGAGATATGGGGCAATGAAGTTCCATTATATTATCCAGAACTCTATGCTGGAACTACAGATTGCGTGGGTATGCACGATGGTGAACCCAGTATATTAGACTTCAAACAGACTAACAAGCCTAAAAAATTAGAATGGATAGAGGACTACTATCTACAGATCACTGCCTATGCACTGGCTCATAATGCTGTATATGGTACTAACATACGCAAGGGTGTGATTATGATGTGTGTTAGACCCCCAGAAACCAGCCCTGGACAATGGGGAGAACCACAGTATCAACAATTTGTTTTAGAAAGCAAGGATTTTAACCACTGGAGTCATCGTTGGTTTGACAGGGTAGAACAATACTACGGTCTATGATAAATACCCTATAAGGGGAATATCAATGGCTGTAGTACAAATATCTAAAATACAAATTCGTAGCGATGTTAAGGACGCTGCACCAGATAGTGATCTACCAATTAGATTAAGCAATGGAGAATTTGCCTGGTGTATTGATACTAAACAATTGTACATAGGTTCTTCATTAGTCAATAACGCTACACAATTAGAAAACATTGAGATATTAACTAAGAATAGTGATATTTTTAGCTTAGGTCGATATACCTATAAGCAAAATGGCTTCTTTAGAACTATCAGTAAGAGACTGGAGGATAGAGCAAGTGCCAGTGACTTCGGTATGTTAGAAGGTGATATTGCATCTAATGCCAGTATTAATACTGATATCTTTAAAGAAATAGTACAAAAATTATATACCAATGCAGGAAGAGATAGTAGAGCTATTATTGAATTTGGTCCAGGAATTTATCTATTTGATAGTACTATACCTCTACCAAGCTACACACATATCAAAGGGTCTGGTAAAGGTAATACTATTTTTAAATTTGTAAATGCAGGTACAATGTTTGAAACAGTACATGACGATGATGATCCAATTGAGTTAATTAATCAATGTAGATATATTAAAATTAGTGATCTATCTATTGAAATAGTTAGGCCTGCTACAGTAACTTCCATATGGACATCTACACAATCTGTAATATTTGATCTTTATGGTGTTACCCAATGTGAATTTGAAAATCTAGAATTAATTGGTCCTTTAGTATCAGGTAGTGTAAATCCAGATACTATTAATAGTATGGCCATAAAGATTGACGAAACTAGATTAGGCACACAATTTACTCTAAGCCCATTTACCTTTAGCAATCTAAATACTTTTAAGAATGTAATTTTTAAAAACTGGAAAACAAGTATTTTTGCTACACAGCCTATTAATAAAAATTTAATTACAGACTGTAAATTTACTAATTCAAGATTGGGTATTGAGTTAGGCAAAGCTGATAGTGATCTTGGCCCTACACAAAATACTATAAGATCTTGTTTCTTTGAATATATTCAAAGACAGGGTATAAAGGTTTTTAAGGGTACAGCTAATCTTTGTGCTAATAATGTATTTCTCAATGTAGGTAATAATTTTGGTGGTGTACAAAATGCCACATTTGGTCAGGTGGAGTTTGATGTACCAGGTAATCTAAACTTAGATTATTCAAGTACAAGACATACTGAATTATCTAGATATGGAACAGACAGTTATAGTACTAGACCATATGTCAGTGAGTTTACTGGTTATGGACTAAATGCTAATAATATTACTTTTGTGAAAAAAATAACTCATAGCCTAGCAGAAGTTGAATTGATGAGATTCCCCATACCTTTGAGTAATACCAGTGGTGTTGGTCCTGAATCAATGAGCGTAGAAGTTGACTATCTATATCAGAGTTACAGTTTTGATCCTAGCAGCAATGATAGACAGATTTATGAAAGATCAAGAAGATTAAGAAAAGGCACCTTAACAGTGATAGTAGATTTTAGAACTAATCAACAAAGCGCATCTATAATCAATTTTTATGATGATTATGAATATGTGGGTTATGGAATCACTACCAATGCAACAGGCAATGTCACTGAAGAGGATATCAATTTAATTTTTCAAGCTAAAGAACAGATATTTACCATACAGAATCACAGACAAATTATTATCACCTACAAGCATCTAGCAGTAAATACTAATCAAATCCCTTACGAAACAGGAAAACTAACTTATACATATAAAGTTTTAACCTAAATGCTAGATTTGTATATAATAATTGTGTAAAATAAGAAATGGAAAAAATCACAGTAGTTAAAAGAGATGGCAGTAGAGAGCCATTAGACCTGACAAAATGGCAAACTCAGGTCAGTAGAATATGCCAAGGTGTTTCTGATGTCAGCCAAAGTATGATTGAAATACGTAGTAACCCACATTTTTACGATGGAATCAGCACTAAGGAAATTGATAGCATTACCTTACGTGCCATTGTAGATTTGATTGATGTAGAGTCTAATCCAGATATTGGACATACTAACTATCAATATGTAGCAGGACGACAGCGTTATCATATGTTACGTAAGGATGTATATGGTAGCAGTATTATCCCACATTTATATGATATAGTCAAGCGTAATATTGCTACTGGTTTATATACCAAAGAACTATTAGAATGGTACAGCGAAGCAGACTGGAATCGAATGAATGACATGCTGGATCACGATAAGGATCAAGAGTATAGTTATGCTGCCATTGAACAACTTATCGAAAAGTATCTAGTTAAAAATCGTAGTACAAAAGAAATATATGAAACACCACAGGTACGCTATATGATTGCTGCTGCCACTGTGTTTCATCGAGAAGAGCCCAACAAGGCTCGTTTGCGTTATATTAAGGATTATTATGATGCGGCTTCAGACGGCTTATTCACTCTCGCTACTCCTGTTCTTGCTGGGCTTGGCACTCCCACTAAGCAGTTCAGTAGTTGTGTACTCATACGCAGCGATGATGATCTTGACAGCATTTTTGCTAGTGGAGAAATGATGGCTAAATATGCCAGCAAACGAGCAGGCATAGGCTTAGAGGTAGGACGAGTAAGGCCATTAGGCAGTCCTATTAGAGGCGGTGAGATCATGCATACAGGTATGTTGCCCTTCCTTAAGAAATGGTTTAGTGACCTGCGTAGTTGCAGTCAAGGAGGCATACGCAATGCTAGCGCAACTGTTTTTTATCCTATATGGCATTATCAGTTTGATGATCTTATTGTACTTAAAAACAATCAAGGAACCGACGAAACCCGTGTCCGTCATCTCGATTATGGGGTTGTCCTTAGTAGTTTCTTTTGGAGAAGATTCAGAGAACAAGGAAACATAACTTTCTTTGACCCCAACGAAGTCCCAGACCTATATGAAGCCTTCTACAGTAACACAGTTCTGTTTGAAGAATTATATGTTAAATATGAAAACACACTAGGACTGAGAAAAAAGACAATCAGTGCTGAGGAAGTATTCAAGGGAGGTATTCTAAAAGAGCGTACGGATACTGGTCGCATATATCTAGTGTTTATAGATAATGTAATGAACCAAGGACCGTTTGATCCAGAGTACCATACCATATATCAAAGTAACCTATGCTGTGAGATCCTTTTGCCCACCAAGAGTTTCAAGAGACTTGACGACGAAAAAGGCCGCATTTCTCTATGCACCTTGGGGTCAATCAACTGGGGAATGTTCAGGCATCCTGAGGATATGCGCCGTGCTTGCCGTATACTTCAGCGCAGTCTGTGTAACATACTTGATTATCAAGATTACTTAAGCATACAAAGTAAATTAAGTAACGAAGAAATACAGCCATTAGGCATTGGTGTTACTAACTTAGCCTACTGGCACGCCAAGAGAGGGTTAAAGTATGGTGAACCTGCTGCTCTTAGTGAAGTTAAGAGTTGGATGGAACATCAGGCCTACTACTTGACAGAAGCAACTATTGAACTAGCCAAAGAGCGTGGTAAGTGTAAGGACAGTGATAAGACCTATTATGGTCAGGGTATATTCCCTTGGGAACGTAGAGCCAAGGGTGTGAATGAACTAGCAGACTTTACTCCTGAACTTGACTGGGAAGTATTAAGAGAACAGGCCAAGCAATATGGTGTGCGTAATGCTACATTAATGGCCATTGCTCCTGTGGAAAGTAGCAGTGTGGTTATCAATAGTACTAATGGTATTGAACTACCTATGAGTTTGATCAGTACTAAAGAAAGTAAAGCAGGATCATTTACACAGGTAGTTCCAGAGTATCATAAACTTAGGAACAAATATCAATTGATGTGGGAACAAACAGACTGCGTAGGTTATATTAAAACTGCTGCTGTACTTGCTGCCTACGTAGATCAAAGTATAAGCACAAATACATTTTATAATCCAGCACATTATGCAGATCGTCGTGTACCCACAACATTGATAGCAAAGAATTTGATGCAGGCTCACAAGTGGGGTATTAAAACATTCTACTATAGCCTAATCAATAAGCAGGGTTCAAGGATGGATCCCGTACAGACTAATGGACATCACATTGATCCCAAGTTAGAACTAGCAGAAATAAATTTTGAAGAGGATTGCGATTCCTGTATATTATGAGCAAACAACAATACAACCTACAGACACGTACAGACTACCTACATCGTAAGATGTTCCTTGATCCACAAGGACCTGTTACCATACAGAGGTTTGAGGAAGTCAAGTACAACAAAATAGCCGACTATGAAAAAACAGCACGTGGTTTCTTTTGGGTACCAGAAGAGATCAGCCTAGTCAAAGACGCACAGGATTTTAAAGATGCCAGTGAAGCAGTTAAGCACATATTCACCAGTAATCTATTGCGTCAAACAGCCTTGGATAGTCTACAAGGACGTGGCCCTAGCCAAATCTTTACTCCAATAATTAGTTTACCAGAACTAGAAGCATTAGTATATAACTGGACATTCTTCGAGACTAATATTCATAGTCGCAGTTATAGTCATATTATTCGTAACATATATAATGTGCCCAAGGATGTATTCAATACCATACACGATACCTCAGAGATAGTAGATATGGCATCAAGTGTAGGTCGGTATTACGAGGCTCTACACCAACTAAATTGCTTCAAAGAAATAGGTACCGATGTGGCTGAAAGTCATCATATCAAGCATATTTGGTTAGCGCTCAATGCCAGTTATGCATTAGAAGCCTTCCGCTTTATGGTAAGTTTTGCCACAAGCCTAGCCATGGTAGAGAACAAAATCTTTATTGGTAATGGCAATATTATCAGCCTAATCCTACAAGATGAACTACTACATAAAGGATGGACTGCTTGGATTATTAATCAAGTGGTCAAGGAAGATCCAAGATTCGCCAAGGCCAAACAAGAATGTGAGCAAGAAGTATATGCTATGTATATGGATGTTATCCGTGAGGAAAAAGTCTGGGCAGACTATTTGTTTAAGAAAGGCCCTGTGATAGGTCTCAATGCCAATATACTAAAAGAGTTTGTAGATTATACAGCCGCAACTGGACTAAAGGATATTGGGCTTAAGTATGTTACAACAGTCAAGACCAATCCAATCCCATGGTTCAACAAACATAGTGATACCAGTAAGAAACAAACAGCACTACAGGAAAACGAATCAACTAATTATGTTATAGGCGTTATGAGTGACGCTATTAACTATGATGAACTACCAACAATGTGAGGAAAATATGAAAGCAATCGTATGGAGTAAGTACCATTGTCCATATTGTGATATGGCCAAGTCTTTATTAACACAAAAAGGCATAGAATTTGAAGAGCGTAAAATAGGTGACGGCTACACTAAGGAAGAACTATTAGAATCAGTGCCAACAGCACGTACAGTCCCTCAAATCTTTATCAATGATGAACTCATTGGTGGGTATAATGAACTTACTAAATATCTAAAAGAGGCAGCATAATGATTATTGACAAGGGTGCAAGCGTAGGTGAAGTAGTAACTTTAAGATTAAACACTGGTGAAGAGATTATAGGTAAACTTATAGAAGATACAGCTACAAATGTATCAATTAGTAAGCCTATGGTATTAAGTATGGGACAACAGGGATTAGGAATGATGCCTTTTGTATTCACCGTAAATCCAGATAAAAATATTAAAATTTCAAGAGCTAGCATAATGATGATGGAAGCTACTGACAAGCAATTTGCTGATCAATATATTCAGAGCACGACTGGTATTAAACTGGCATAAGAAATAGTACTAGGAGTATTTAATAAGGATAAACTATGGCAACGTTTGTAGCGGCAAAAGCAATATTAGCAATACAAGCTAGCACCCTAGCAGTAGAAGCAACAGAGGCAGGGTTGTCTGCTCTAGCTACTGCTTTGACTGACCTCTCCAATGAAATTACATCTGCAAATGCAAATATCCCAGGACAAGAATTCTTTGGTGGTGGCAGCTTTAATTATTCATTTAGTGACGGTGGCGGAGGTAGTGGTAGTGGTATAGATTATGATAGTGTAGCACTAGTGTGGGCACAAACTATAAATTCTGCTGCACAAGTAATCCGAACAAGAATTGCCAATGATGTGAAAAACGACATTGAAGAAATACGTGTTGATATAGACACAATTGCTGCCAAACAAACCATAATTGCTGACAAACAAACTTTAATGGAACAATGGCTTAACAGGTTAAAAGAAATGGGCGAGAATGATGGTATACACTTTAAAAATCCTTGGGAATATTTGAATATCTATTCAACATTACTATTTTATCAAAATGAAAATTTTAACTTTGATGATGCCCTTAATAAGATTATTCCTAATTTATCTAAAATTAAAACTAAAGTAGAAGAAGCTCTTAAGCATAGAAACGCATTGATAACAACTAACGATTCACCATAATGGCCAGAGGAATAACTAGAGATACAGGTAAGGATACGACCGGGGGGAGAAATATACAAGGTTCCCCCAATGTTTTTGCCAATAATAAACCCGTAGTAAGGATATTTGATAAAGTACAACCACATGGACCTGGTACTCACGGAGGACCTAGAATGGCTTCAGGTAGTCCAAATGTCTTTACCAATAATAAAAAAACATGTAGAAGAGGTGATGTAGCTAACTGCGGACATAGATCTTCGGGTAGCAGTAATGTGTTTGTCAATTAAGATGGCAAACAATGGAAGATTTTAAATTAGTCCAAGATTCCCAAACTGTTCTAAATAAATACAAATAGAGCGGTTTGGAGTCATTCTCCAAGCTATTGCTGGAGAAAATAATGACCAAAAGGATACAGTTAAGAAGAGATATTAAGGAAAATTGGGAAACTCTTAATCCAATACTTGCACAGGGTGAGATTGGCATAGATTTAAACACACAGAATCTCAAAATTGGTGATGGAACTTCAAGATGGAATAGCATAGAATATGCTATTGCCTTAGGTAAATTAAGTTCTGAATTTAATGAAAATACTTTCCTAGAAGTAGGTCCTTTAGGCGAAGTAAACACACTGGTTCTAACTAATAATTCAATAGAAACCTTAAAAATCTCAACAAATTCTTTTCTACTCAATATAAAAGCATTATTTGACGATGACACTGCTAGTATAGATCCATATACTGGCGCTGTGGTGGTTACAGGTGGTGTAGGTATCGGTGGTGATCTTAATATTGCTGGTGATATCACTGCTAATAAAATTAACGTAGAAGAAGAAATAGAAGCTAATTTACAGGGCGATACTACTGGTACTCATTTTGGTGATATAATTGGCAATGTTAGAGCTAATAATGGCGATATTGTACTAGTCAATGGTAATAATGGTAATCTTGCCATATTCTCTGGACAAGTCAATGGAAGATTAGTACAAACAACAGGCACTAGTGAAATAAGTAGAGCCAACATTAACGGTGGATTTATCAATAGTACTGTTATAGGTAATACTGGACCTACACTGATAACTGGTACTACTATAACAGCTACAAACAAATTCGTAGGTGTTCACGAAGGTAAACACGTAGGTGATGTTTATACGGAAGATGGACGCACCCTAGTTTTAGATAATGGAACTGGTGGACCAACAAATGATCCAGCATACCAACCACCTATGTTCTATGGTAATGTACAAGGTAGTATCAGTGGTAATTTTGCTGGTGATATCTATGCAGAAGATGGAACTACTAAAATACTAGAAAACGGAACTGGTGGTAGTTCTGGAGATCCTAATTACAGGAAAGCAGAATTTATAGGTAATGTTACAGGTGATATTACCAGTTATAGTTTAAGTAGATTAGATCAGGTTGATATAAACGGTGGTAATATTGATGGTACTGTGATAGGGTTTACAGCACCAAGACCTATTACAGGCACCATTATTGAGGCTACTGAAAGATTTATTGGTACTTTTGAGGGTCAAATCGTTGGTCCTAGTACAGGCGATATCTTTGCAGACAATAGGCTTAAAGTTTTCGAAAATGGCAGTGATGGACTTAATGCCAAAGCCATAGCTGATATAATCCTATACATACCAGATCCAATTAATCCAGCTACTCCCACAGAAATTACTATATTAGATAGAGGCACTAATGGCACCAATGCTCTTTATACAGGAAATGTGCTAGGAAATGTACAGGGCGATTTATTGGGCGATGTGACTTCTAAAAATATCACTACAGATAAATTGACAGTAAACAATACTGCAACCATAGATGATCTCACAGTTAAATTAACAACTACTCTTAAGGGAAATATAACAGCTACAAAAAATACAAGTAGCACAAGTACTACCACAGGTACTGTAGTAGTCACAGGTGGTGTAGGTATTAGTCAAAATCTTAATGTAGGTGGTAACATTAATATTACTGGTAATTTACAAGTAGATGGTTCTACTAATTTTACTGGTATAGTTACAGCACCTAATTTATCTTATACAGGAAGTTTGTTCAGTTTAGCTAACCCAACTAATCTAGTTGCTCCCGCAAGATTCACTGTAGAAACTAGTTCAGGTGATACAGTAATTAAAGGTGATCTTACAGTAGAGGGTGCAACAACTCTAGCTGACTTAACATTGGATAATATCACTGTGGACAATGTCACAGTTAATGACGATCTTGATGTAAATGGTGTGAGTACCCTAGCTCAAGTAGATATTAATAGTGGTACCATAGATAACACTACTATCGGTGCAACGACTCCGTCTACAGTCAAAGCTACACATATAGATGCAAATTCTATAACTATAGATAATTATGGTGAACTTCGTCTACGAGAAAGCAGCACAAACGGCCAAAATTATGTAGGACTAAGAGCTCCCAGTGAATTTATAAGCAGTTATACAGTAACCTTCCCTAGAGTATTAGGTGTAGATGGATCAGTACTAACTTTAAACAAAGATGGAAATAAATTAGAGTTTTCTAGTCCTGATCTATTTGGTGGTGGACAAGTGGCTGTTAGTGCAGACTATGGTGATGATCTCTTTGACGGTATTAACAAACCAGTTAAAACTATTAAACGTGCGCTACAAATAGCCAGTGGTTTGGTTTATAGTCCAAAAAATCAATTTGATAGAGAAACCTGTTTTAGAGATGTAGGACTTATATTAGAATCTATTGGCTGGGATCTTATCTATGGTAGTAATTGGCAAACTGTAAAGTCTGGAATAACTTATAGTAATGCTACTGCTGCCCTAGTAGTTACGGCACAGAAAGATATAACCATAAGAAGCTTAACGTATCTAAGTAACCAGATTGTTAAACTAATTGGAGGTGCAGAGGCTAGCCTACTAGCACAATCAGTACAAACTATAAAAACTATCCTAGCCAATACTAACTTTGGAGATATCATTACACCTAATCAAGGTCCTATCCCAGCAGTAGTAATGCCGAACCCAGCAGGATCTGATTCAGGATTTACCTATGCTAAGGATCATATATTAGCTAATATAGGCTATATAGCGGCAGAAGTTATAGGATGGATAACTACCAACCATCCAACCTTTACCTATGCTACCGATAAATGTAGTCGCGACGTAAAGTATATTGCCTATAGTGTGGCCTATGATATGACTTATGGTGGTAATAGTCAAACTGTAGATGCAGCTAGAAAATACTTTAGTTATGGTGATGAGCCTACAGTAATCCCTGGTGAGCAGGTTATTACACAGGCTGCTTATCAACATATGAATTATCTGATTAAACAGATAGTAAAAAATTTAAGCCCAGTTACCTCATATCAAAATGGTATAAACAGAACTCCTAATACCAATGTAGCATCAAGCATAGCACTTACAAAGATAGATGACCTATTCGATCTAATTGACACTACTATTATATCATCAGCTTTTAGTGAACCAACATTGTTCTACCCCAATGCTACATCTAATGTTTCTTTAGTCCCAGCTAGAAATACATTACTGGCCAATAAGATAGTATTACAAACTAGCACAGTGGCCTATATAGCAGATTATAGACCAAACGATAAACGTATTGTCATCACAGTAGCCAGCGGTGATTATGTGGAAGATAATCCAATTATCATTCCAGATAATGTCAGTGTAGTTGGTGCTGGTCTACGTGCCTGTAATATTAGACCAGCTAATGCTAATAAAGATATGCTGCGTGTACGTAATGGCTGTTACTTTACAGAAATTACTTTTAGAGATAAATTAGATGTAAATCTTGTGCCAAGTCAAACATTTGATTATGCTGTGGCCTTTGACGACCCCAGTGATTTAACCTGTAGTCGTGCAGGATACATCAACTTACCTAATACTAAACCTGTTATCAGTATAAGTCCATATGTACAAAATTGTAGTATTATAAGTTTCTTAGGTGGTAATGGTGTATTGGTTGATGGTAGTAAAGTTGCTACACCAAACGTGCCAGCTAATAGTATAGAAGCTGAAAATCCTGTTGAAGGACCTGTACCACAACAGGGTAAGTCAATGGTTGCAAACGCATTTACTATGTTGAGCTTTGGTGGTACAGGTTGGCGTGTGATTAACGATGCTTATGCACAGATTGTTAGCTGTTTCCAAATTTTCTGTTTAAATGGTAGTTATTGCCAAAGCGGTGGATATTTAAGTATTACCAACAGTGCTACAAACTTTGGACAATTTGCTCTACGTGCTACAGGTTATAGCCCAAATGCTTTTGATTTTAATAAAGGTATTATTGTAGCCACTGGTACGTCAGCAGGTGGTATACCTACTCTCACTGCAATTGGGTTTGGTGATTTACCTGTACAACACTATATTATTAGAGTAAGAGATCCTAAATATAGAACCACATACAATACAATTCTAAATAATAAAGAAGAACTTACAGACGATCTAATAGATTGGATTGCTGATCAAATTACTAATAATAATACTCCTTTCCAAGTTAGGTTAGTAAATGGTATTCCCACAGTTTTTAACTACGATGAAATCAAATGTAGAAGAGATACCAAACTTATACTAGAAGCTGTGGCCTATGATTTACTAAGTGGAGGAAATAATAAAACTGTAGAAGCAGGATTAAGCTATGCTACTGCTACTAGTGTAAATCTAATAAATCAAAAAGAACAAAACATAGCAGCATTTACACAGTTAAAAACATTAACCTTAGCTCTTGTCCCTATTGATCTACAGGCCACTGTGGGTGATTATTTTGACCTACTTATAGATATAATAGATGATATTGTAAATGTACCAGAAATAGTTGATTACAGTAGCAGAGGTGATGTTACTGAATTTTACAAGTCAAAAGAGCCAACTGATGAAATAACATTTAACGCATCTGTTGTTAATGTAAACGATAATGTTTTTGATATTGTTGGTCATGGATTCACTAATAAATTAAAATTAGTTTATACAAGTAATTCAAATCCAGTAATTGGAGGGTTAACTGATGGACAAAGCTATTACGTCAAGGAAATCAGTGCTGATCAATTTAAACTTTATACCGATGATAGTCTAACTAAACCAATTGATCTTAGAGGAACACCTACTGGAACAAACCACAAATTTATTAAGAATGTTAGAGAATATTTTATTGATGATCTAATAGACAGCCATCAGGTTTATCAAGAACTTACTCTACAGGCTGGGAACTATACCTTTGTTCAAGGTAGAGAAATACAAGGCGCCACTATAGGACAACCAAATAAAGCTTATGTATTAAGCTATGATCCTACTACCTACAAATTAGTAGTGAGCGTAGAAAAAGTACAAATTGGAAATGCTTTTATTAGAAACCAATTCACATTAGATAGTACAGTTAGTTTTGATCATAAGGGTTCACCAAGTACATTTATAAATGTAGATTTTGTTGAGCCCGTTAATAATTTATATACAGCCACATTTAAAATATTACCAACACAGGTTGGTAGTTCTCTGACAAACTTAGGCACATTACCAGAAAAGCAATTATGGTTACACAGACCTAGTATTGTAAACAGTAGTAGTCATACTTGGGAATATGCAGGTAGTGGTGTTGACTATAACGCACTACCACAAAACGGAGGTAGAACCAGAGTAGAATATGAACAGGTCAGCGAATTACCAGGTAGAGTATATAGTTCAGGAACCAACGAATTAGGTGACTTTAAAGTTGGTGACTTTATTAGAGCAGAAAACAAAACTGGTAATGTACAATTCACCAACACAGTGAGTATTGCTGCATTGGATGCATTGAAGTTGGCCGTGGGTAATATTACCATTGAAGAATTCAGTGCAGATATTGATTTAGGTGATAATGAAATTGGTGGACCAACTCACAACCGTTTAAGCACACAATTAGCTGTTCGTAGTTTCTTGGAAAATAGATTAGGTAACTTTATTGATAGAGAGGTTAGTACTAGTAATGTACCTGGAGCCATCCCTCAGCTTAATAGTTTAGGTAAGCTCAGTGCTGATCTAATACCTCCAATTAGAAACTTTATTGTTTATAGAAGCAAAGGGTATAGAAGCCGATTAAAGCTAGTAGACAGTGTACCAGCTATCAGTGTATTAGGTGGTGACCTAAGTATTGAAGAATATAGCAGTGTGCAATTAGTAACTAATGGAACACTAACAGCCAAAGATGGTGATCTAATCATACAAAATGGTACAGGTGCTCAAGGGGTCGTTATTGGTGGTTCAAGTAGCAATACATTTATTTTAGGCAGTGTTGCAAAAACATTTAATGCTTCATTTAATACTACTGGTACATTGACAAAAAATGGAGCTGCAACTGGTCTAACACCAACAACAGTTAATCCTGTTATAGCAGATCAAACAGCTAACTATATTTTAAGTGAATTAGATGTATTACAAATATTGTTGTTGGATACAACACAGACTTATAATTTTACAGGTATAACAAGAGTAACCAGTGCTAACAATGGTGCTCAAGGTGATATAACAAATCTAATATTAGGAACCTGTAACGCACTAGATAACAGAGCAGGTATAGGATTAATTGGAGGATCTAACTATGTTACTCCACCAAGTGGTATCTATGAGGATGTGCCGTTAACAGGTGGAAGTGGTACAGGAGCTAGAGGCGATGTATTCGTCACAAATGGTATAGTATCAGCAGTTTCACTATCAAGGATTGGTAGTGGATATATTGTAGGTGATAACCTAAGTGCTGCTGCTATAAATTTAGGTGGTGGATCACCAACTCCATTTACTATTAAAGTATCAGAAGTTCAAAACAGACTGTACTTAGATATATTAGGTGCTTTACGATTTGGTGCCAATGCATTACTCAACGATTTTATTGAAGATGCCAATGCAGTAACAAAAACTATAGATCAAAAAGGTACAAGAGAGAAAACATTTAACGGTGCTTCAACTATCATAGCTGGAAATGTTAATACATCATTAGGACAAATAATCGTAACAGCGCACGGATATACAAATGGAGATCCTGTAGTATATGACTCAAATGGAAACACTCCTATTGTACCATTGGTTGATGAGGCATCATACTATGTTAAAGTAATAGATAGTAATACTATTGAACTGTACCAAAACTATAACCTAGCAACAAAGATTAATATTACAGGGTCAGGTTCTGGAACACACAAGTTAATAATAAAGAATATTAACATAGAAGAAAAAATGTTCTATCTGCCAAATCATGGATACAGTCGTACTGATCCTGTTAGAGTAACTGGGTCGGCATTGCCACAGGCATTAAAGGGAGGAAGTGTATATTATGTGGGTTCTATTACAACCAATGCTTTTTCTTTACACTCAGAAAGAACTGATTCTGTACTGAGTTTTGATGGAGCAACTATTGATCCTGTAGACTTAGAAGATAATGGTCTACAAGCTACAGGCACAATGAGCCTGACCAAACTGAACATTAAAGTGATAGGTACTATTGAAAATAGTTCTATCCTAAGTGAAAATTGGAGTGCTCTAAGTGCTAATAATGTTGATGCAAATAATATTATCAGTGGTATTGTTAATACTAGTAGATTAGCTATAGGTCAGGCTAACAGCTTAACTTTCCTTCGAGGAGATAGTAGTTGGCAACGTGCAGTACAAAAAATCAAACGATTCAATGATGAGAGTGCTATCACGATCACTGGAAGTTTTGAAACAGTGAATGGTAATAATGAATTCTATAATGAAGTTACATTTGATGTTGATGTAGTTGATAGTGCTGCTGGCAGAGAAGTTCCAAAACATCCGGGACATACTAATTTAGGTGTTGCCAGATTCAACAAGGCACAATTTGAAGTTGGAACGGGTGTAACAACTGGTAGAGTAAGCATTAAATCTGGAGTAGTTGATGCAGGAACTATTGACGGGTTAGATAGCCTTGATCTGTTAGATAGTATTAATCATACCATGCAGCCTGTGACAAAGGGTGGTACCGCAATAGGAAGTTATACTGCTGGTGATATGTTATATGCTACATCTGTAGATATCCTGCAAAAATTACCTATTGGAACTGCAAGTAATATTCTAACCAGTAATGGATTAGCTCCTCTATGGACAAATTCAATTACATTGAGCTCAATATCAGTAACAGGCAATTTGAGTAATGTGGGTGGAGCAAGTTTATTCAGTGCTAATAGAATAAACATGCAGGACAACAATCTTAGATTAGGTGTGGTTTCTGCAATATCAAGTTTAAGTGGCACAATTAACTTTACTAGCGTAGGGACTACTACAACAACAATTACAGTAGATAATGGATTAAGCACTGCTGGATTGATCGCAGGAATGAGTCTGTTAAGAATATCAGGTGGTGTATTAGGAAATAATGCTAGAATTACCAGTATTAATAGTCCAACTACATTTAGTTTTAGTTCGGATGGCGGCATCACACAGCTTGCCGGCGGTGCACCTATAACATTTAGTGTTGGTGGCATAACAGATTTTACTGCTAATGGTGGTGGTATTACTATATCAGGATCGACAACTAAATCATTTACTTGGTCACAAAATTCAAATGCTTGGAATAGTACAGAAAGTTTGAATTTAGCCTTTTCAAAAGATTATAGAATTAATGGAACAAGTGTATTATCCAGCACAACATTAGGATCGGGGGTAGTCAATAGTAGCTTAACCAGTGTAGGAACTCTAGGTACTGGAACCTGGCAAGCAACTATTATAAGCCCAACTTACGGAGGTACTGGTGTTAATAACGGTACCAAAACTATAACATTAGGTGGTAATCTAACAACCAGCGGAGCCTTTGCTAGTACATTTACTATGACAGGTATCACTACTGTTACCTTCCCAACTACAGGAACATTGGCTACATTGGCTGGTACAGAAGCATTGACCAACAAAACTGTAAATGGAATGACTATTACAAATAGCACCGGTACATTTACATTGGCTAATGGCAAGACCTTAACCAACAATAATACATTGACCTTTAATGGCACAGATGGTAGTACCGTTGCTTTCGGCACTGGCGGTACTGTAGTTTATAAAAATGCTCCTGTAATAGATAATCCAACATTAAATCTTACCTACACTGGCGGAACTAATGCATTAACTAGTGTAACATTACAAAGTGCTTATACAACAGATTTCAAGTCAAGATTTACCAGTGTAAATAATAATTCTAGTTTTAGTTGGTTAACTAATTTAAATTGGAGTGGAGTCGCTTGGGTAAAAGATAATAATGCTAAAGGGCATTGGAAGATAGATAAAATCTTAACTACAACTGATACCACTAGTTACATTTCTTTTAGTTACGGTGGACCAACCAATATAGTTAGTACAGATAGGCTAAAGATATTTGGTACTGGCCGAACAGAGTTATTGGCTAATATTGCCAGCACTAATACTACAACTGGAACCTTAATAGTGACTGGTGGTGCAGGTATTAGTGAAAATCTTTATATAGGAAGTAATCTAAATGTTGGTGGTGATACTATCATTACAGGAAACCTCACTGTAAATGGTACAACTACTACAGTGAATAGTAACACAGTTAATATTGGTGACAATATAATAGTATTAAATGCTGACGAAACAGGTGCACCAAGCCAGAATTCTGGTATTGAAATTGAAAGAGGAACATCGACTAATGTAAGTTTGTTATGGGATGAAGCTAGTGATAAATGGACATTTGGTGGAGCCACTGTAGTTGCAGGTAATTTCGAAGGTACTATTGCAGGTAACAGTAGCACATCCACACAGTTAGCTACTTCTAGGAATATTACATTAGCAGGTGATGTTAGTGGTAATGCTTATTTTGATGGTACACAAGATATTACAATTAATACCACAGTGACTACTAACAGTGTTGCCTTGGGAACAGATACTACGGGTAATTATGTAGCATCAGTAGCTTCTGGAACACCTGGATCACAAACTGGAACTAGCGGATTGACTATAAGTGGAACAGGTGAAGGTGTTACAGTTAATATATCTCACGCAGACACCAGTAGTGTTGCTAATCTAGCAAGCGATAATAGTGGTACTACATTCATACAGGATATTAACTTTACATTTGATACATTTGGGCACGTTACAGCAGCCACAGTGGATACAGCTAATGTTGGTGATGCCACACTAACTATGGGTGTAAGTGGTGTAGGATTAAGTGGAAGTGCTACATTTACTGCTAATAGCACAACTGCTCAAACATTCACAGTGACTAGCAATGCTACCAGTGCAAATACTGCCAATGCCATTGTTGCTCGTGATAGTAATGGTGATTTCTATGGCCGTTATATTAACTCTGGCTATTTTAATAGTAGTGATGATGTAAGCAATGGCAATATAAGTCATATAATGGCCAAGTTCGGTGATAACTATTATCGATCTGCAACGGCTGCTAAAGTGGCTGCATTTATCAGTGGTCAATCAATGAACATAAATGGTAATGCTACAACTGCTACCACTGCTGCTAATGTGAATAATGGTACTTTAACAGTACAAGGTAATAATGGTTTGAGTGGTAGTGGAACATTTACTGCTAATCAGAGTTCCAATGGAACTATTACTTTAAGCGTGGATAGTACTGTAAGTAGAAGAAATTTTAATGCAGAAACTTCCAATTTAGCAGTAGGCTGGTATACTATTGCAACTAATTCAGGTGATCGTGCTAGTGCTAAATTTATTTTACGTGATGTGGCCAGTAGCTATCATCAAAGTGTAGTATTCTATGCCAGTCACTTTTTTGGAAATAATAGTGATATCACAGTATTACATCAAAGTGCATATAGTGTAACTCCATTTAGATATATTCGTATAGTAGAAGGTAGCACCTATGATGGTGCAATGTTACAGATATATATTGATTCTCCTAGTTCTGCTGTAATAGCTTATATGTACGAAAATGATCAAGCAAATGGGTGGTCAATGAAAAATTGGATAGCCAATGGTCTTAATCCTGGCGGTCTTAATAATTTCGCTGCTCTAACAAATGTTGCATCGCAAGTAGATTTAGATTCAGGTGGAGATGGATCAAACACATTAATAACCACTGGTCAAATCTATGCGGGAGGTGACACTGCCCAACGAAAAGTTACTTTGGATACCAGTGCTGCTAGACCAGGGGTAACAAAATTATACAGAAACGATGATGATAGTGATTATAACTTACAAATAACTTGGCAAGCTGATAGGACAGGATATTGGTCATTAAGAGGATATAATGCAGACACCTATCATGCACCTGCATATGTAGCATATTCCGGAGTCTCCGATGTTTCATCCAAACTTGACTCCAGTGTTCGTAATTATAGTCGTGAATGGATAGAATTTCCTAATTATACGGGATTATATTCACCTCTTAACGGCGCACATTTTTATCCTAATAATACTTCATATGGTTCATGGCGTATAGCAGGAACAAGAAATGGTTGGGGTGGTCTATATTTTGATACTGGATCAACCTTAATGATGAATAGTGCAACAGTAGGGTTTCATCGAGAGGGTTATGGATGGCAAATGTATTGGGACAGTGGAACAGGATATATTTCTAAAGGAAATCCGGGTGGTAGTACTCTAGCAACCATTTTAGATAATGTAAATTTCCCTCCAATAATACATTATAAGCAATATATTTATGGTGCAGCTTCAACAAGTTATAGTGAAGCTTTCCAAGTTAGAGAGGGTGGACTAGCAGGTGCTCAAGATGGTAGTGCTGCGTACAACCCAAGACTTGGTTTTCACTGGGCAGGAAGAGTAGCAAGTTCTATCAGTTTAAGAGCGGACGGTGCATTTAGTTTTGATAATAATCCAGGTACTGGTAGAGAAAGTTTTTATGCTAATATAATGTATGGAACAGCCACATCAGCACGTTATGCTGACTTAGCAGAAAACTATGTAGCTGATGCTGACTATGAAGAAGGCACTGTACTGATGTTAGGTGGCGTACATGAAGTTACATTGGCCATTGAAGAAACAAGAAAGGTCATAGGCGTAATAAGTAAGAATCCAGCTCATTTGATGAACGCTGAATTAGAAGCTGAACATGTAGCTACTGTAGCACTACAGGGTCGAGTACCAGTTAGGGTAAAAGGTAAAATTGCCAAGGGTGATATGTTAGTCAGTGCAGGCGATGGTTATGCTAAAGCACATGATGATCCAAGAATGGGTATGGTAATAGGTAAATCCCTTGAAGATTTTGATGGCGAAGAGGGCATGATTGAAGTTGTAGTAGGACGTATGTAAAATCTTCCTATAGTTTATTGTAGGATGTAAATACTACAAATATTAGAGGACACATATGTACGATAAACCTGTTGTAAATTGCTCAGTTTATACTGGTGTTAAGGAATTATTAGAATTAAGACTACGTTACTTATATGATAGATTTGATTTATTCATTATAGCAGAAGCAGACTATACACTATCAGGAAAAGAAAAGCCATTCACACTAGAAGAGGATATTGTACAATTAGGTATTCCCACAGATAAGATCCAAATAGTGCAGGCAAGGAAAAATGATCTTCCTAAATTTGGCTACACTATGGAAGAACGATATGATTGGCTATTTGATTGTATGCGTAAGCATATACCTCAAAATAGTATAGTATTTGTCAACTATGAAGATGAAATTCCTAACTACGGTTTTGTAGATTACTATCGTAGTATAAGCTATAATAGTCCTATACATAATATTAGACTGCCCTTAGCACACTTGAGTGGACACAGCGCCTGGCAACTACAGGCAACTACAGGCGAAATGGTACAAAACAGACAAGGCTATGTTTGTCGCAGTGAACATTTTACCATATATAGCTTGAGTGACTTTCGTAGAGAGAAAACTAGAGACGGACGTTGGACTTGGGTAGACTTCCCTGGAATGTATTTGCAAGATAATAACGAAATACAGGATGCAGGATGGAAATTTCAGTGGATGGGATCACGTGAAGATAAGTGGAAGATGTACACAAATAGCCACTTTTACAGTGAACATAGTGCATTAGGACACGATATACGTGAAAGTTATATGAAAACTTTTGTACCTGTAGAAACAGGACAAGATCCTGTAGCTGTACGGGATCATCATCTAAGGCCATACAATGTAGATAAGCTTCCTCAAATAGTTAAAGAGAATAGTTTCTTTATGCCAGTATTAGAGGGCATACATCAGCCTTTAGTCTTTAGTTTTCCACAAATGCACGGTATTACTATGGGCACAAAGAAAAAGCCTAGAATGTGGATTGTAGAAGATTTCTATGATGATCCAGATAGTGTGCGTGAATTCGCCCTATATCAAAATTATTATGATGATCCTGGTTTTATTGGTAAACGTACTAGGGAACAGTTTTTCTTTCCAGGAATGAAAGAAAAGTTTGAACAAATTATGGGTATGCGTATAACCAATTGGGAAAGTCATGGAATGAATGGACGTTTTCAACATAATGTAGCAGGTGAATCGACAACTTGGCATACTGATTTTCAAAAGTTTGCTGGACTAATATATCTTACTCCTAATGCTCCATATAGTGCAGGCACTAGAATGGCTGCTTTTAAGGCCAACCGTGTACGTCATTGTAGCGATCCACGTATTATGGACTGTTTTAATCAAATCACTTTCTTAGATGGCACACAATACGAAGATGTTGACGTAGTGGGTAATGTGTATAATAGATTGGTAATCTACGATGGTGGATTGATTCACGCGGCCAAAGAATATTTTGGATACAACAAAGATAACTGTAGATTATGGCATATGTTCTTCTTTGATGCTGAGTAATCGTTTTTATTGACTAAAGTATAGGCTTTTGCTAAATTACTAGTAAGGAGAATTATATGGATCAAAACAGATTTGACGATTTCAAAAAACTAGTAGATGGTATGCAGGGCGACTTTGACAAGTTTTATGTTAAAGGTAATGGAGCCGCAGGTACTAGAGTACGTAAGCATTTACAGGAATTGGCAAAATTATGTAAAGAAGTACGTAATGATGTTACTGCTGTAAAAAATGCTAGAAAAGAGGCAGATAAGTCAACTAAATCCTAGGTAAATACGTTTATATACTTACAAGGAGTAAGTTATGAAAACATTAATAGCCGCAGTAACATTAGCATTTGGTTCAGTAGCACTAGCAGGTCCATATCATCATGGATATAGGTATCATAACAGGTATTGGCAGAGTCCCCCTGCCCATCATTGGGTAGCACCTTTGATCATTGGTGGTGTAGTTGGTGCTGCTATAGCCAGTAATCGAGTAGAAGCACAACCTACTATAATCATGCAGAATCAACCAGCCCCTACTGTGATATATAATATTGACAGTGTGCCGAATCTAGTATGTCCAGCAGGTACGCAACTTACCGAAGAAAGGGGTTGGTATAAGGATCAAATGGGAAGGGCAATTTATGGTACAATCTACGGATGCAAATGAAAAAAATACCACAATTAAAATTAAAACCTAATGTATTTAAGGATCTAAGATGGGGATCTCATGTACCTATTAACTCTAGTATTTTGAAAACTTTTCCTATATCTGGAGTACTTGAAATTGGAGCAGGTTTAAATAGTACTCCACTTTTCTTTAACAATTGTTCAAAGGTTATCTCTATTGAGAATGATCAAGATTGGATTAATAAGTTGAGAAATGAAAATTTGATTATTGAAAATGATAATCATAAACTTATTCATCATGAAATTCCTAATAAAATCCTTAGAGGGACAAGAAGAAAAGATATACCAAAAAATATACTAGATGAAGCAATATCATTTTATAAATTGTTTATGACGAATGATTTGAATTTTTTATTTGTTGATGGTTACGCAGGATTTAGACTTGAAACTTTAATCCAACTTCATGAGTCTTTTGATGTAGTAGCTTATCATGATGCAGAACCTCGGCACGAATACAGCTATAGTTATAGTCTTTTTAAGCCAAGTGAGAATTATGTTAGACTATTTGACAGAACCTTTGACGCTCATGTCGGAATTCTTATATCAAAAAAATTAGAACATTTAATACCACTTCTTAAAGAAAATTATATTATAGAAGCAGAATTTTATTCAAATAAATTTAATGCAGATTATAAGATATTTTTACAATGATAAATTATAACAATTTAGAAGTAACACCAGAAGAGGATGAGGCCTGGAGCCTTTTCCTCCAAAAGTTTGGAAATCTAAAATTTCCACCCATACAAAAACAAACAACAAACATAGAAGAGGAGATTTACGACTATGGCTTATTCTGAAAAAGTGTTAGATCATTATGAAAATCCCCGTAATGTAGGTTCATTCAATAAAGATGAAGAGGGAGTAGGTACTGGTATGGTTGGTGCTCCTGCTTGCGGTGATGTAATGAAATTACAAATTAAAGTAGACAATGAAACGGGAATTATCACTGATGCTCGCTTCAAGACGTACGGGTGTGGTTCGGCGATTGCAAGCAGTTCGTTGATTACAGAATGGGTCAAAGGAAAAACTATTGACCAAGCATCCACGATACGTAATACCCATATAGCTGAAGAATTGGCTCTCCCGCCAGTCAAGATCCACTGTTCGATCCTAGCAGAGGATGCTATTAAAGCCGCAATAAAAGATTATCAATTAAAGCATAATCCTGTCAACTAAAACTAGGATTAAGGCGTTAATATTAATGTAGCAGTAAATATGCTACTATTTTAAAGAGGAAATTTAAATGAAAACATTGATCGCACTTATCACTGCTGCTTTTGCAGTAACCGCTTTCGCTGCTGATGCTAAGAAAGAAGAAAAGAAGGCTGATACTAAGCCTGCTGCCGCTGCTCCTGCCGCTGCTCCTGCCGCTGCTCCTGCCGCTGCTCCTGCCGCTGCTCCTGCCGCTAAGCCTGAAGCAAAAAAAGAGGAAAAGAAAGCAGAAGCAAAGAAGTAATATTAGTCCGACGTTTTGCCCCCACCACAGTTAATCGTGATTTAGAGGATGTCAAATACATAGTTTTTGATGACAGCATAGCACGTAATTTACAACGTCTACGCATAGTCACTGAAGATGAAGTCGAATTATCACTGGTTATAAGATTAAAATTGTGGTTGGCAAGACAACGGGCACTGCGTAAGTTCGATGAAGTTTACGCATAACAAAGGACCTTCGGGTCCTTTTTTACTGATAAATAATATTATGATCACACTAACAGAAACTGCCGCAGAACGTGTTAAAGCCAACTTGGCTAAACGTGGTAAGGGCTTGGGCATACGTGTAGGAGTAAAAACCACAGGTTGTAGTGGATTGGCCTATGTGCTAGAATATGTGGATAACCCAACATTGACTAGAGATCAGTTTGTCTATGATAGTTACGGTGTCAAAGTTTATGTAGACGGTAAAAGCCTTGTGTATGTTGATGGGTTAGAAATGGATTGGGTCAAGCAAGGGCTCAATGAAGG